CTAGAAAAGGGCGATACTTAACAGTTTTCTTTAATGAAGGGATTTCCAACTCATAGGTTGGTGTTGCAATTTTTGGAAGAACCATTTTTTTATTCAAATCATTTAAATGTATTTATTGTTCAAGTTTAATTCTTAATGTAGTATCAATATTTCTTTAATAAAAATATTTAGTTGATAATTGGTTGCCCAGAAGCACTGAAAAATCTTCTATTGACTTCGGCACTAGTTCTTGTATCAATGCTTGGATCATAAAAAACAACACCACTCTGCCCACGAACTGGAATTAAAGTTCTTGGGGTACTAGCAGGAGTAGAATTAGTATTTTCTTGCTTATTATTATCGTTACCGATAAACTGATTGATACTTAATGCTCTACCTGCAATGTAACGGTCATATTTGAAGCTCACCGAAACTTTTAAAGTATCGGATTGAACATAAGACAGTTGAGGAGCACTCATTGCAATTGGCCATAGACCAACAAAAGTATATTCTATTTCTGCTCCATAGTTTCTATCAAATTTAATAATCTTTGTGTAATTGCATTTATAATTTTCAGGATACTGCATTCTTATAAAGTAGTTTGCATTTCTTTGATTAACTGGACCAGCTTCTGCTTCAATTGGATTGTGAGAACCACTTGCAATGAATTCCATCCACGATTCCAAAAACTTAATCATCAAATAGTTGCTATCAACATAAAAATCAAGAGTAATCTCATCATACTGTCTAGCAATAGCAAATTTCTCTTGAACTCCCATAAAGTTACCATCAACTACTTTTGGACTAAAAGATGTTGTAGGTAATGAAGCATTGTAGCAAAGTAATCCAGCGGACTCATTCACGAAAAATGGTGTAACTCCTCTTCTTGCCAAATAGTTTCTCAATTGACTTGGAAGACCACCAAATATAACTTGGTAATGAGAAGTTTGTGCTAGGTTAGTAAATAGCGGTTTAATATCCGATATTCTACGGGGCTTCGCTGGCACTCTAAATATCCTATATGAGTTTTATAGTATAAGTATTTAGATGTCTTATAAGGGAAAATACAAACCATCATACCCAAAAAAGTACAAGGGAGATCCAACAAATATCATCTATCGTTCTTTATGGGAGCGTAAATTTATGGTTTATTGTGATACCAATGAAAAAATATTAGAATGGGGCAGTGAAGAGGTATTCGTGTGGTACAAGTCTCCAATTGATGGGAAACCTCACCGATATTTTCCAGATTTTTATATCAAAGTTCAAGAAGCAAACGGAACCACTAAAAAATATCTTATTGAAATCAAACCACAAAGGCAGACGGTTCCACCAACAAAACCTCAAAGACAGACAAAAAAATACATCAGTGAAGTCTATGAGTACGCTAAAAATCAATCAAAGTGGGAAGCAGCACGAGAATGGTGTGCTGATCGTGGGTATGAGTTCAAGGTCATCACAGAAAACGAATTAGGTATCGGTTAATGCCTAGAAAGACGCTTCAACAAAGAAATCGCATTGCTCCACTTGTTAAAAAGTTAATTGGAGTTGAAGATGCTGATGATTTAATGATTGAATTGATGAACGTTCTTACAGAAAGCAAAGAACCTCCAAAACCTGGTCATTATTATATCTTTGTATATAATGCTAAAACAGCAAGTTTAAGATATGACCAAAATCCTTTTGTTTATGTGAAAAATGTTTATAAATGGGGGTTTGATGGTATTAATTATCACTGGGGCGAAGAGAGACAATATACTTGGGATGAAATTGCTGGTAGGATGTATGAGATTTATAAAGAAGAAGTTGGCGATTTAAGACGCATCCCTTTTGGCAATATTAGAACTAAATAATTAGAAAAAATAGATGGCAGATACTACAAGATTTGATTATAGATATCCGCTTACAAAACTTACCAGTTCCGATGATTATTTGAAGATTACGGTTCTTGATTATAAACCACCTGGATTTGTTCCAACTTCAGGAACAGGATTTACTTTACCAACTGCTGGTGAAGTTGGAGGATATAATATTAAGCAAGAAAAAGGAACTATCATACTTCCCATTCCTGATAAAGTTGAAGATAAAAATAGTGCAACTTGGGGAAAATCATCTTTAGGACCAGTAGAGGCAGGAGTTTTAGCATTTGGTGAAAATGCAATAACAGATCCAAAAAAAATTCCATCAAATATACAAAATGTTCTTAGTAGTGTTTTAGGTGCTTCTCAAACTGGAACATCACAAAAAATGCTTCAAGGTGGTGCAATTCAGTATGCAGCAAATATATTAATGGGAGGTCAAGGTAAAGTAGATTTTATTTCAAGATACTCGGGTGCCATATTCAATTCAAACATTGAACTAGTTTTTAGTAGTGTTAATATAAGAGAACCTTTTAATTTTGGATTTGATATTGTTCCTCGTTCTCAAAAAGAAGCACAGCAAGTCAAAGAGATTATTAGAACATTTAAAAAACACAGTGCTGCTAAAAAAAATGTAGGAGCAGCGACAGGATTGTTTCTCAAAGCACCAGAAGTATTCAAACTTGAGTATATGAGTGGCAATAAGCGGCACCCTTACCTGAATAGATTTAAAATTTGCGCTTTACAAGGTATGAGTGTTGATTATGCATCCTCTAATACTTATGCTACATATCCAGATGGTGCTCCAGTTAATATGACTTTGGGACTCAGTTTTCAAGAACTCACACCAATTTACGCAGAAGATTACGATACAGATATCGGTAAGGAGGGCACGGGTTACTAATGTCTTACTTTAGAGAACTACCAAATCTAGAATATCAATCTTTTCTATCGGACAGAACATCTGTTGATGAATACATTTTAGTAAAGAATTTATTCCGTAGAGTAAAACTTCGTGATGACTTACAAAATATTTTCACCATTTTTGACAAGTATCAAATTGTTGATGGTGCTCGTCCAGATACAGTCGCAGAAGAACTTTATGGAAGTGCTCACTATGACTGGGTTGTTTTAATTAGTGCAGGAATCACAAGAGTAAGAGACCAATGGCCTCTTTCTGATAAGCAGGTTTATGATTATGCAGATTCCATTTATGGTGAAGACTTAAATGCAATTCACCATTATGAGACCACAGAAGTTAAGGACTCACAGGACCGTTTAATTCTTCCAGCAGGTAAAGTCGTTGATGCTGATTTTACAATTCCAAAACCAGGCAGTCCAACAGAAACACTCAATCCTGTGGTTGGAGTATCAAACTATGAATATGAGGTTCTTAAAAATAATGATAAGCGTGGCATCTACGTTTTTAAACCAAGGTACTTACAACAAGTTCTTCTTGATACAAGAAGAGAGATGTATTATGATAAGTCCTCACAATATGTGAATGATAGACTAATCAAGACTGAAAATGCCAGAGCATCAAACCCAACGTAAGTCCAAAGTCTTATCAAAAGTCATCACATATCGGTGTTTGCGGGAGCGTTCTTTCCATTCTCCTTCAGCACCTTTAACTTTGCCTCTAGAGTGTTTAGTTCCGTCTGCATAGTAGAAATCTTTCTTTGGGTCTGAAAGTCCGCAATATTTAAAATTACAAGCGCGATAGATTGTACCATGATGGAAATCACTATCAGCGTAAGAGATGATTGCCTTAACTTTTGTATCCTTCCGTAACTGTCTAATCGCTCTTGAAACAAACCAAGAAGTGATATTATATTCGGTTCCTTGGGTTTCAGGGTGGATGCAAAGTCGTGAAAGTTCAAATAATCCTTCTTGCTCATTCCGTTCTAGTCCAAATGCTCCTTGTGCGATTTCAGGAACAGGGAGACCTGTAAAAATTACTGTTCCTAAAAGGGCCTAAAAGGGGTCCTATGTTTAGTGGTGAAAAATCATTTTTCTTAAAGAGACCGAAATTTTTCCCAGATTTATATCCTTTAGAAATATCTTTAAGATAGTGATATTTTAATATCAATTCATCTGCTTGTTTTTTTGTTATTCTATCCACATAAAAATCAGATTTCATTTTTTGAGTCTTCCTTTGACCCATTCATTTCCAGGACATTCTATACCCCTTTTTTCAATTTGTCCATTATTCCACCAATAAGCACCTTTTATATGAGGTTTTGATTTTCTTAATTTTTTTAAAGTTTCTTCGCTATGATTTTTTCCATAAAAATGATTATTTTTCCCTGTTATGTCTCTACCACACTCATTCCAATATTTCTGTGCGGATTCTCTCATTTTTCTTTTAGTTTCTTCACTATGGGGTATTCTCTTTCTATTTTTAGATGCTGCTCTCATTTTTTCTAATGTTTCTGGAGAATGTTTTTTTTCATAAAATGGATTTTCTTCTCCAGATTTAGATATTCTTTTTTTAGTTTCTTTAGTATGTCAATAACCTGATATTCCGTCCCCACCATTAGTCATATTACGAAGAATACCTGTTCCTAAATCCTTTCTTCCAAAAATAGCAATCATATAAATTTCGTGTTTTATTGCTTGTTCTTCGGTTAGGTTTTGTTTGAGAAAAATTATTTTAGATTTATCTTTTGGTTTTAAATCTATTTTATTTTGTCTCATATGATTTTTAAAAATTCTCTTACCCTTTCCCTTACCTATGTAATAGGGAGTTCCATCTTCACGCAAATAAGCGTAAGTATAGTATTCCATCTGCTTCTAAATTAAGGTCGCAATAGTATTTATAATAAAATAGGGTGGATTTCTCCACCCTTCTCTAAAAGTGCGACCTTGTTAGAGCACTATTATTTATTCCGCTAATTTTGCGAAGTACGACAGGGCATCATCGTCTTCATCTTCCTCAACCGCAGCACGGCGAGTGGGTTTCAGATTGGACAGTTCCTCACGAAGATCGTCGTCCAGTTCCTTGACAGAACCACGAGTGTTATCCTCATCCAGATCTTCAGGATCCTGATAACGAGGAGTGCCTTTGGTGCCTAGCACATACTCAAGACGCTTCTTCAGTTCATCATAGGACTTGAACTGATCGGCAGCAACAAGTTCAGCAAGGGAATACTGCTTCTTCCACACTGCTTCCATAGCGTCATCATCGTCCAGCAAAGGAGAAGGATTCGCAAACTCACTGGAATCATAGTTACGATAACCAGCAACGTTCTTTGCCTTCAGTTTGAAGTTGGCACCCTGCCAGAAATCAAACGGATCAATTGCTTCCTCATCTTCAAACTCAGGTTGCATCGCAGCAGTCAGTTTGTCAAAGATTTTCTTACCATACTTGAAGAGGAATACCTTACCTTCATTGGCAGGGTTAGCAGGGTCCTTCACCACATAGATGTTGGACACATAGGTCAGTTTACGCTTCTGCTTACGGGCAAGTTCCTTACCAGCATCAGTGCCATTGTTCCACAGTTCGGAGTTCAGTTCGGACACAGGATCTTTCTGACCCAGAGTAGTGAGAGAATTTTCTATAAACCAACCACCAGGACCTTGGAATGCGTGACTGTAGAGTTTCACGAACGGCAGGTCTTCACCGTTAGGGGCAGGCAGGAAACGGATCACGGCATAACCATTACCGCTCTTATCTACATCCAGTTTCCATACGCGGTCATCACTAGAACCGCTACTCGTATTCATTTTTTCAACTTCTTTGACCAATTTGGCAGTAAGATTGCCCAGCTTGGACTGCTTTTTAAGGTCGGAAAACGACATTTGGATTACCTCTGATAAATTGGATTCGGGGGATTACTCGGATAGTATAACAGAGTTTCTCTCAACGGTCAATGTATTTCTTGAGAGATTCAATCGTCTTGTTCATACTACTGAATAATACTTGCATATCAGTCTCTGGTGGAAATCCCATCAATGCTACTGATTTGCGTAGGTTCTCTTTCATCTCAACCGCTTCGGGATCGTCTGAAAGAGATAACCTAGTATACATCACTCTCTGCTTTTCTAGCAAGAGCTCAAGTTTCTCAATGTGTTCCAGTTTGTCTTTACGGGACATTCCTCCAAAAGTCAGAATACTTCCATAAATTTCTTCTTGTAACTTGTTGATTTCTCTCAGTTCGTCTTGAATAATATCGGAGTCAAAAAAGCTACTCATGGATTATTTCCCGTAAAATTTTTCTATACTGGAATACGTCAATATTTATGAAGGGGTTATATTTTTTGATTTTCAAACTGACGGTTTCCCACACTGGGTCCAGAAGTTTCTTATCAAAATCTGCGGAGAAACGGAATATTTTATCATAGATCACTAGGGTTTCTATATTAATTTTCCCGCTCAGGAACTTTTTAAGAACGGGTGGATGACCTTTGGAGCAATTCAAGGCATCGTCTAATTTTGTCTCCGAGAACAATTCGTTGCTTTGTTCTTTGAACAAGTAGGTCAAACTCTGTTGACGACCTTTCCACTCGGCGTAAGTCCTTTCTCCAGAATTAATGATTTGACCTATCCACAGATTTTGAGGATTATCAGCGGACACAAAGTTTGATACAAGAAAATCTACAACTTCTTTATCGCTATACTTGCGACTTGTCTTTTCGAACCAGTATTTATCGGTCCTCTTATTGAACGATGTCATAGTCGCACGAGTCTTCGCACCATACTTAAAGAAGTCGTATTTTGGATTTGTAAAATGGTTTTTAAGTGACAAATAATGTTGATAAGTTTCAAAGGGAGTCACAATCATAGAGGCAATTTTGCACGCGAAGTTCGTTTCATAAAGTTAAGACGGGTTGCATCCCACTTTAATCGCTCTTTCAGTGGTTTTGAAATGAGTTTTGTAACTGATTCTACCTCAAGAGAATTGACTTCACAATAATAACAAATTGCATCAATATAATTCATATTTTCTGCTGCCACAATGTGTTCAATCTCAAGAGCAAACTTGGAAGGAGTTAAAAACTTATTTTCGATTGCCTGTTCTAGTTCTTTATTTGGTTCCATATATTCTATTTTAATTTCTAGAAGATTTTCTAGCGGAGTTCTCATAATTTTTCACAATATTGTATTTATTATACCCCAAAATAGGTTATCAGTCAATAAAAATACAAGATTTTTTAATCATGTGACGAGATATGCCTGTTTTTTCAATGGCATCTTTTATACAATCATAATTTTTTCCTTCAAAAATAATTTTTCTTGCTCTAGGATTTTTTCCCCCAGTTATACTTAAATCTGTTATTCCTTTATTCCAAGCAGGTTTCCCTTTCATACTTTGTGATTGTTTCATAGATACTTCTGGTCTTTTCATAGGATTATTATTTTTCATCCTATTACTTTGATTTAATTTCCATTCTTTAGTATGTTTTTTACCATAGAATGAATGTTTTTCACCAGCATTATAGTTAGGATTTTTTTTACCGCTCCAATATTCCCCTAACTTCTTTTTATGTTCGTCAGTATGTTTTTTACCATATGTTGAAAATCCAGTAGAAGTTTGATATGCTCTATTAGCAAAGTGTTGATTTTCAACTACTTTATAGTATTGTTGTAAAATAATCTCATCTGCGTATGCTTCTTCTCTTGTAGCATAGTCATCTTTTAGTATTATTTTTTGAGTTGGTTTGAAGTTATTATCCTTTGAAGAACCAAAATACTTTACATCTTCTTCTGGGGGGCAATAACAATTTCTTGAACCAAAATATCCCCTACCCCATTCCTCATAAGAATAATAAGTATAATAATACTCTTTTAAAGTTTTCATAATTCTTCTCTATCAGGGTCGCAATAATATTTATAAGGGGAGCACAAAACTCCCCACCTGAAAAGTGCGACCCAGACAGGCACTTTTATTTAGACATAAGTTCCAAACGGTCATTGACAAACTTTTTGATATACTCAACTACAAGTTTCATATATTTTTTTAAATCTCTTTCTTCGTAAATAACACATTCGCCATTTTCACACGACATAATGATTACAAGTTTTTTGATTGGCGTTCCAGTCATTTCATAATACGCCATACCATAAAACATTGCTTGAACAAAATAATTAGTAATCCACTCTCTTGGTTTTGGTTTTTTAGAGGTTTTAAAATCAATTACAGCAAGTTCTCCATTATGTTCTCCAATGCAATCCGTTGTTCCTGCTACACCAAGTTGCTTACTATACAAAGCACCCTCTAAACAATGGATATTATTAATTTTATTCAGTTCTATTTTCGCAATCTTAAACAGAAAATCCGCCATCGGCGCAACAGGCGGCAAATCTTTATTGTAAAGGTGATTTTCCACAAGAGAATGTAGGTCTGTACCGCGAGCAGTAGCCGCCTTAGTAATCTTTTGCGCCTCATCCTCACCAATCTTTTTGCGCCAGTTATCGAAGATTTCACGATTAAAATGACTTGTAACAGAAGTGATTGAAACTAGTCTCAAAAGTTCTTGATCGTCTGGAACCTTATAATAACGGACACCATCAATCGTTTCACGCTCCAATTTAGGGAGTTCAATATCAATATGATTAAACATTAAAAACCAGCATCCATTTTAGCAATAATGTATTCCTTAACAAGTCCAGAACGAACAATGTCTTCTACACCAAACTCAATTATATCAAAAGAAGGCATTTTACGCAATACTGTCATAAAATCCACGATGCCATTACGCTCATTTGTTTTCTGCAAATCTGATTGAGACGCATCACCACAGAAACAAATTCTTGTATTTTCACCGACACGAGTAATGATAGAATCAAGTTCGTGGAAATTAAGGTTCTGAAACTCATCTACAATTACGATTGAGTTATCAAGAGTTGTGCCACGCAAGAATGAAGTAGACCAGAACTTAATAGTTTCTTGCGACTTGAGATTTCCATAGAGCATCTCAAAGTCAGCATCAGAAGGCATCTGGAACATATACTTCACCATATTCTTATATGGAATCTGGTAAATATCTGCCTTATCATCGTGTGTGCCAGGCAAGAATCCAATTTCTCTTGTGGCAACTAGAGAACGCACAAGATAAATTTTTTCATAAGGAGTTCTTTCATCCAAAACATCTCTTAAAGCATTATATAAAGTAATGAATGTTTTACCAGTTCCAGCACATCCATAAGCAATTAAATGTTTACCTTCAGCATAGGATTCAAATAGTTTTCTCTGATTGTCTGTAAGAGGATCAATATCAATCAGATAATCAGAACTTAATGGTTTTCTACGCTTCATTTGACGAGTAGTAAGACCAACCCCGATTGGTTGCTCTGCTCTTCTGTTTCTTCTTGCCATATTAGAGTTTTTGTACGGTTGAACCAGGCATTCTTTGAGCACGACCTAAAACATCATTCCAAGAGGGATGTTTGGAGGTGAGTTTATTTCTCCAATCTCCCACCTCACCAGGCGTTGCACATCCTTCCGACCAATCCCTTTTCCATTCCGGATTGTCCTTATACCACTGCATAATGTCGTTTACACTCATTTCAATAATCTTTTTTTCACCAGTTTCTATGTGAATAATGGGATATACAGCCATAAAGTTTTCAAATCAAGATAAAATATTTAGACCCATTCAAGAGCTTCTGCTACCGTTGGAAATTGTTCGGAAAACACCTTCTTACATTCCAGTGCAATATCCATATGCTCTTTTTGTGTTCCATTTTTTTCTCTAAGTTGAATATAATGTACCCAACTACGGCAAGATCCACTCATATAAATGCGTGTAGGCGTCGCTAGGGGCAATACAAACCTTGCGCTCTCCTTTGCTACTCCGTGACTCAGAAGTTCCTTGTAGAGGCGCATAGAGTGTGCAAAATGCTCTTGAATCTTACTCTGCAGTTTGAGCTTTTCATATCCTGGAATATCATCAATAGAGTTTTGACGATTCTTTGTATCCTGACGGCGAAGATCTGGCACAGGAATATAATCACTCAACAAAGAAGAATCTGCATAACGCTGTGAGAACTCTTGAAATGTGAATGACCTATGGCGCAGAATCTGTGCTGCAATACCCCGCGTCGTTTCAATCTCCAAAGTCATAAAACTCTGCTCAAACACACTCCAATGATTGTGCTTAATACAATAACGTAGCAGACCTGCATAGTTTTCAGAATCCTGATTCGCTGGATTAGAAACTCGCGCAACATAGGCCATTGTTTGTTCTGCATCTGGTGTCACCGAAATAAGTTTTACAGTCATTTCTTTCCGAATCCTTTTGATGTTTTTGCTTCTAGATTTGCGAGTTCTTCTTTCAACGCTCGCAGTTGTTGTTTCATTTCTATAATTTTTTCATCAGTATAAAGATGCTCTTGCTTTACAAGGCGTTCAAGCAATTTTATTAGTTCTCGTGCTCTACTAGTCATCTAAATCAGAATCCTCAAAAATTTCATCGTAATCTAAAATAGGTCTTTTTCTCACTTCTGCTGTATGTTTTTGATATGCAGAAACATCTGAATACACTTCTGCTTTTAAATTATCAACAAGAAGTTCTAGATTACGAACAATGAGTTTTAATTTGTCTCTGTCCATAAGTTACGATTCTTTCCAGGTATTTTAACATAAAAAAAGGAGGGAATCAACCCTCCTGAATATTAGGCAAGTCGTGATGCCATATAGAGTTGTGCTTCACGAAGACGTTTTTCTTTTAGAAGTTTTTGTTTAATCAGAATAAGTGCCATTGGTTTGTTCCTTTACGTTATGATAATTTATACAAGTTTTTTTGTATAATGTGATACAATTTTAGAAAACTTTAAGAACTCAAAATTTTGGCGGAAATTTTTTGCCCCTATGGAGAAATCACTTTCGCTTTTTCTTTTCGGGTAACTTATAACCCCAGAGTTTTGGATTGACTCGTCCATATCCAAAGTCAATACTCTTTAGATTATCACGAAACTTATCCCAGTACATATCAAATAATTTAACTCTTCCACCACGGGTAAGGTCAAAGCAAATCTTATCATCTACCATATATTTGATAATGTAAGCATCATTAGGAGCATCTTTAGTACAGACCTCAGAATAAGACCCACCTTGAATTATAATATCGCACCCATATCGTGCCTTACAAGTTTCTTTTTCTGCGGGTGTCCAAGAGTCCATATGCTTTTCTGTGTTTTGTTCTTTTTCAATTACATCACCAAGTTTACTCACGAACGACCACCCCATTGAATGTCAGGATATGCTTCAGCAACAATTTCCTTTGTAATTTTATACTTTTCACCAAGTTTCTTATCTTTGCAAAGAATCAAAATTTCAGATTCAAGAGGGTGAAGTCCTTGTAGAAGATTAATAAACATTGACTCCCTACGAATATTATTCAGACCGTCGTTACCACCCTTCACAAAATGATAAAAGTTCTTAAACTCTTTACGAATCGTGGTGTGCCCTTGCTTATCACTGGAACCCATAGAGAATGATCCAGTCTCATGCATTTTACGAACCTCTTCTGTAATCTTAGTAGAAAGAGTTCCGCTATTTACTGTCTGATCATCAAACTCCGCATAAGGAACTGGTCCTTCTGGAAGCAATGATATAACAGTTTCATCAAAGTTCCAAATAAAAATTGCTTTGATTGATAAGTCTTCGTATTTTTTCAGAACTTCGACCTTTTTTACATTGGATCTCTGGCGCGAAACAAGATCCAAAACTTCAAAAATAAAAGGGTTAGCTGGAAGTTTATCAACAACTGGAGCAGGTTCAGACTTTTTGACTTGAACTGTTTTTGCTTTCGTTGCTGTTTTCTTTTGCGTTGTCGTAGTCATAAATCTCAAGATCTAGTGTCATTTGTAATATTTAGTTAGTCTTCTTCATCCTCATCTAGTTCTTCATCTAGAAAATAATCAGGATCGAAACTGACTGCTAAAACTTCATCTGCAATGACATTTCCTTTATCATCAAAAAATTCTGGATGAAGTTTTGGGCGATCCTGATAATTCATCA